TTGGTTGTTTTTGATCTTTTAAAGCAATCAATAAAAGTATAAGGTATCCTGTCAGATCCTTAACAGTGTCTTCGGTCTTGTCGTATATTCCCTTCTGCTTAATTCTAGATAATTTATCATCTATCCTAGCACATAAAGAAACTACTGCGTTGCCCTCACTAAAAACATTGATCGGTGATGTAGCACTATCACCATAGTCAGCGTTTTTAGAGATGAGAAGGCTGATGATTTCAGCACCAACCCTCTCGATTTTTTCTCTAGTATCCATTATTAGAATGGTAAGTCAGATCCTTCTGCTTTGCCGTTGACAAAGTTTTCAACTTTCTGCTCATGAGATTTAGCCTTTCCGTTTGGAATGTTTCCATCTGCATAAGTGATCTTCCATGCGTTAGCATTAGCCGTTCTTAACTCTCCGTTACGATCTCTGTAACTTCTAAGGTTAATAGAAACAGATACCTCGTCTCCTTCTTTGTATGCACTAAACAGGTTTGCTTTAGCACCAATTGCTTCAACAGGATAGTCTACAGGGTACTGAGTGTCTCCACCTAGTTCAACTGTTAATACTCTTTTTTCAATGTCTCCCTTTTGGGTTTGAATGGTTTGTGCATCTGAGATGTTTTTGATGCGACCTTGTAATTCTAATGAATTGCTCATAAATAATTATTAAAAATGTTATATATATTCAGAAGTTTTGCAACCTCTCGCCTGAAGGTATTCCAGGACTTCATTAACCACATCATTTACGTGGCCAATTTCTTTTACTAAAGAGTCGTCTAACTCTTTTAATGTTTTTCTTTCTTGTTCTGTATTGTTTACAGAAACTATATCTATGTGAGCATGGTTATGCTCTTTTAAAAGTTCATCAATTGAAGGAATTCTAATTGTATACTGTACCGGCATCTCTTTCATGTTATGGTGTGTTTATAATTTTATTACTAATCAGCATTTGCATAAGTTCCATCATGTCCTCTTTGTGTAGGATACAATATTCTTTACCTCCAGGTGCTTTATGAAAAATAATAGGGACATCTGTTGGTTGTATAACCATGTCTGCTAATACTTTTTTATACTGTGGGTTTCTCTTGTAGCATTTTGCTTGTATTACAAATGGTCCTGTATTCATTAGATCTATACCACGATCATCTAACATCTTAGATCCATACCTTGAGGTAACGCAATCTGTAAATCCTAATTCTTTAAAGTCTTTGACCAATTGTCTTTCGTAATTGTGTCCTTTGTTTCTGTTAGTGTTTGCCATATTTATTAAATTCTTTGTAGACATATATCATCTTGTGCTTTACAAAACTTTGTATGTCCTTGTACTCTGTTGACTTATCAAATCCTTTATAGATCAAATAATAATCTTTTCCATGTGCATTTGGTCTCATGAAGTATTCTTCTTTACCAGGAACAATCTCATCTATGTTAGCAATACGTAAAAGTTGACCGCTATCAAACTTTTCTTGCTTACCTATCTTACCTCCCCATTTGTTTGAAGTCCAAGATACCCGGTGTAAGTTCTGATTACTGTCCTCTGAACTTCGGGAATTGCCCTGGGGCTGTCTCTTGCCCATTGTCGCTGTATTCATTGTAGCACGTTGTTGTTAAATTATATTTAAATTCCTGCATACCTGTCTTACCGGTAAACCTCCACCTGACTTTCCATACATGTACCTCTACAAGTTCTTTTTCAAAATCTCGATAAACAGTAATACCATTATCTACTTTGTTAAAGAAGTGGGAAGAACCACTTACGCTGTAACCTGAAGCGACTTCAACCTTCCCATTTTCCTTCTTAAGTTTCTGTGGGTGAGCAACTAACACTACACCACAATCAAATGACTCTTTAAATATTTTTATTTTAGACAACTGCATACCTGTATACTGATGCTCATTCATTCCTCGTTCAATCTTATGCTCTACGAATGCCCAATTATCTATGATTAAAAAGTCTATACCTAGTTTTTTGACTAATTCCTTTCCTTTGTTTAAAATCCCATCAACAGTTAGATCGTTGTCTTTTAGGTTTATAAAAAAGAAGTGATCATTTATGAAGTCAATAGCCGGATCTAATTCCTCAGGTTGTAAGTTATCTACAGATCCTTTACCAAACCTTTTGCCTGAATACTTCTCAATAAGTTCAGCAACATGTACTTTAATTGGTTGTTTTTCAGCAGAAAATATTCCAAACTTCCTTCCCTTCTTTGCTAATTCTATAGCAACTTGATCTACAAAACTAGACTTACCATGTCCAGGGACTCCTGTTACTAAAGTAAATTCACCTGGTCTCCAAGACATTAACTCGTCAAACTTTTCATATCCAATAGTATCTCCCTTAGGCATACCATGATTATATAAGTTGTGTATTTCAGATCGAGAATCTGATGCTTTACTTACACCTTCCAGGGGAAAGGGTTTTGCTAGATCAATACAGTTAGTTAGTTCTTTTGATCCATGTTTAAGTAAAACATCATTGGCATCCTTACATCCATCTGGAAAACTTACTAACCAGACTCTTTCTTTTCCAAGCCTTCTCGATAATTCATCTCTTAATTTAATACCTGGAGCATCATTATCTAAAGCCAGGTATATTTTTTCTTTATTTTCAAACTCATCAATACTATTATCTAAGTATGTGAGGTTTTGATTTCCGGTTGATGCACCATTAGGTACAGAACAAGCGAACATAAGTCTTCCTTCCTGTGATCCGGCCTCGTAGAAAGCCATAGCATCAAACTCTCCTTCAGTTATAATACACCAGGAAGCCGGTTTGATTAAGTCGAGACCATACATGATCAACTCAGATCCTTTATTTAATTTAAAGTTCTTCTGTGAATCTCTAAATTTAATATTGATCCTTCTACCTTTTCTTATGTAATTGAATTGTATAACAGGTCTTTCAGCAGACACCTGAGGCATATACTCTACACCCTCGGTAACTCCAAAGTATTCTATTGTGCTTTCGTTTATTCCTCTGTCCTTGAAAAACTTTAACACCCTGTCACTTAATGCAGATGCTTTTACAACAGGCATCTCAAACTTAGTCTCATATTCTGCGACAGATCCGTTATCTCCGCAATGATGACAATAGTAAGTTCCTGTTTCTATCCATACCCTAAGGCACTTCTCATTCTTGTTCTTTCTTCTATCGTGTGAACACTTAGGACATTTAGTCTTTTGAGGTTCTGAGTTACTATTTCCATTGACCTCTATGCCAATGTCTTGCAGTTTAGATAAATTATCGCTCATATTATTGCTACGTTTCTTCTATTGGGGGTGACCTTACTCGTTGTCTCCCACTCTTTATATTGTATTAGATACTTCTCTACGAATTTGTTACCAAAAATTACCTCAGGAGTAACAGAGGACTGATATTTCTCGCTCCAATTTTCTTTACACCAAACAAACACATCTACCATCTGTGATCCTGTGACTAACTCACCATCAAACTTTTTAGATAAGATGCTTTTGAATCTCTTCTCATAAGTTCTTGGGTTGTATTTATGATTGAATCTCTCGTTCAGGTAGGATATAACTTCCTTACATACCTTCTGATATTCAAGAGATATCTTTGCATTGCTCTCTGATACTGCAACATCAAACCAAAGGGGAGTAGTTCTAAACTTTGGATGTGCTTTAGTGCCTATATTCTCAACAGTACCTTTGTCGGATAACTCTGTCATATATCTACTCATAGTCCTGGATGAAGAGTTTAACTCCTCCGCTAGATCTGTTAGTGTTTTATCGCAAAACCCATCTACTGATGTGTATTTGTATATCAGATCACACAACATGTATGCTAATGGAGACAGGTCATGTTTCCTAAGCACTTCATATATAATTGTTGTGGATCTAATCATCTCAGTAATATTTTATGGTAGAAAAGCAGAGGGTTTTTCTTATTTCTGTGTGACTCTATCTTACAATCAAGTGTTACAATTTCTGATAACTTAAACTCAGAAGTTTTTTCAATAAAATCATCCCAACAGTTGACAGCAATGTATGAGTCTTCCAAAGTTTTTAACCATATAGTTTTAAATGAATGGCTCTCTCCATCTGTTCCACTTACTTCTTTAGGTTCGGACATGAATTTTATTTGTCCTAGTACAGTTATATTCATTTTATTTTTTCTTTAATTACATCAGCAAGGGAAACTGTTTTTTGGTGTTCATTTCTGATATGATTTAATATTAAGTTTGTTTTCGTATAAAAACCTTTTGTTGTAACACTAGGGTCTTTAGTGTTAAAATATGTATCCAATATTGTTAAGAATTTTTCTTCCAGGAATTCAATATGATCCATTGGCTCATAAAGAAATTGTTGTATTTCTTCTTTAGAAAAGTTGAACATTCTAGAAACACCGACAAAAATGCATAGTCCAAAGTATGAGTTACCTTCTAATACAGGGTCTACTTCTAGTGTATGGTGGTTTCTAACTGCTAGGTTGTTTAATATTCCTTTTTTAATATCTAGTAATTTCATCTTAAAAGTTTAGTTTTTTTACTTCTTTGTATCTCACGTTAAAGGTCTTTCCCCATACGATCTTACCACTATCACCAAAGTCAACTTCCTGTGCGTTTCGATGTAGTAATATTTGTTTGATTTGTTGCATTGCTAATTGTTTCCCAGACTTTGCAACCTTCTCATCATCTCTATACTGTATGTAATGCTGAGTTAATTCTGTTATCTCTTCGTTAGAGTCTATCTTAACCCTGTCTAACATTGCTTTATGTTTGAAGGATAAGAACTGATCTAAATCTATTTTGTATTCATTCTCAACATCCGGCTCTAAATGAGATATAAGCCTGTAGGCATCATTAGTGTTTCCTTGAACACCTTCAATATCAATAATTCCTCTTGCTTCCTGGACACTGTTATAAAACTTCTCTCCTTCAATAAGAATAGTTTCTTGTATGTTTTGATTAGCCTCAACAGTAAAGACATCCATGTGCCTTCCATCCTTTAGGAAAGCAAACTGTCCGTAGTCATATCCTAAAACAAGCATATATAATTGTATCTGTGCTATGTAGTAAGGAGGTATTCCGCCTTCCCATTTATCTGCATTGTATCCTGAGATTGTTTTGATCTCCAATACACCTCTACCGGACATCTCATCGTGCTTTGTTATTTGTCTATCAATGTTAGCAAACAAGAAAGGGTACTTCTCATTAATAAAAATTGAATTTCTTCTGATAGACTTTCTTAATTTAGTTTTGCTTTGATAGTTATCTATCATTTCAATTGGATCTCCTGTCCAATACTGCCATAGATCAGCCACATAATCTTCTAACAGCCTACCATGAAACATGATCTCGTTGTCTATGTTTTTCATATTGGCTGTGCCTACAGACTGATTCCATCTTGTGATCTTAGATGTCCAGGGATTGAGTCCTAATAAAGTTGAGGCATCAGATCCTCCGACCATTCCTTTATATACTAATGTTTTTCTTAATGCAACCCACTCTGCGTATGGTAGGTTGGCTGTTGGTATTCTAGTTATCTTGCTCATATTTCACAGGTTTGTTTTAGTGACTCTCTAATTACTTCAGATATATTTTTGTTCTTTGATACACATGCCATGTGTAGTTTCTGAACCTCTCTTGGTGTAAGTCTAAAAGTAATTCTCGTTGACTTCTTCTCTGTAACTCCTCTTTTCATCCTTCAATTTTAGAAAAAGGGAGGCCTGGTAAGTGCGGTTGCTCTTACTAATAATTCTTGTTGGTTTGAGGCCTCCCTAAATGTTTATTTGATTGCTTGTGCTATTGCCTTTTTTGATTTCTCGGCATTGATTAAAGTCTTTAATTCCTTAATCTGATCACTTGTTAAAAGTGATTTGTTGGCAGGTATACGCTTTTCTACAGCGGTGTAATCTACAGTTACATATGATAACATAGATTGGTAAATATCTGATCCGTTGGATACTTTGTTTCTTTGAAGTTCTTTTGCTTCGTCTTCATCCATGATGGAATCTTCTCCGCTATCTACTATTCCAAGTATAAACAATGCACGATTCAAGGCTCCGGATTGGCATTTTTGATAAGAGAAAGGCTCGTTTGCTTTCTTGTGTGCTATGCCATCAGCCACTATCACCTGATCAGCGTTAAACACTTTGCCTGTCATAACGATAATGTTATCGTTCATTTCAATGATCTCTGTTTGCAGTGTGTAACCCTCGCTCCGGAAGTAGTCATTAAAATAATTTAATCTTTCAATCCATGGCACGATTTCTACTCCTCTGCCGATTGATGTTTTTTTCAGTTTACGTTTCAGTTTCATTTTTTTTTGAGTTTTTTAAATTGTTTAAATAAAAGTTTACTATATAATATTTTCTAGCATGGAACAGTATTGATTCCCAATCAAATTTCCAATCCTTAATTCTTCTATCCATGCAAATATCCTCATGATACGTGAGCATGAATAACTTAAAGTCTCTTAGAGAAAATCTCTTCCGATCATGAATGATTTCCTTGTTGTCGTAGTCAAATCTGACCATTTTCTTAGTAGGTTTTTCATGTCGTGGTAATTGTAATGATATTGATTAGTTAATATTAATTGAAGTAAACTTACAACTAATATTTACTACTTGAACGATAGTAGTGTTAACAAGTTGTTAAATTATTAACATTCGTAGAAAATACCGGATATTATAATGTCGAGTATTTTTTTTGTTTTTCTATGGAAGATTTATTAGAGTGCTTTACGTATCTGTAGAATGCTGTTGATCCATTTGTGTGACCGCTAATATTCCTTGCCTCTATTTCACTTAAGCCTTTTGATAAGTGGTAAGTAATTCCGCTTGCTCTTAATTTGTGTGGAGTTATAATGTCGTAAAGAAATTTCTCCTCATGCACAGGATCTCCATTGTGATCATAAGTATATACTATTTTCTTTTCGTGTAATTGTTTATAGGATTTAAGCAACGTTTTAAGTTGAACTCTAAAGTATTGTTGAGAATGAGAAAAAGATCCCTTCCCCTCCAGGAAATCACGAACATCTTTTGGTAAATAGAAAGATGATATAGATCCGATTCCTTTTTTAGTTATAATAGTAACTTCGCTTCCATCTGATGATGCCTGGAAGTTTACCAAATCACTTACCCTCATGCAAGAGTATAGCATTAGCCTGGTATAGTACCAAACATCTTCGAGTTCGATTCCCGGCTTGTTGTTATGTATTAACTCTACTTGTGTTGGATCTAATGCAATAACTTCCGTTTGTAACTCTCTCATGCTTTGTAACCCTGGAAACATGTAGCCGTAATATGCTTCTGCTTTCTTAAGTGTAGTTCTTATGATCTTAAGGTGTGTTTTTCTAGTGTTGTGGTGTTTACAATCGTCCAACATAAGATTCAGATATTTATTTACATGTGACTGTAAATTTCGGGTGACCTTAAGTCTATCCTTTCTATTGTTAACGTTATTAAGATCTAAACTCTCTATGTCAAAGTTAAACTTATAGGCAGTCATCTGATTATACACTTGTCTATAAGAGGTAATAGTAAGATTAGAAAACTTCTTACCATAGTTTAAAATAGATCCATCCTCTAATAGAGTAATGACTTGCTTAAGTAATGAGATAAAACTGCCTGTATTCATAGAAAGGTTTTTTTAAAATTGTGTTATGTGGGTTATAGAACTAACTAGAATTATCTAGTCGTCATCGATGATCTCGTCTATCTTATCGGCTACAAGACTATAGTATTCTATAATCTTACATGATTCCTCAAAAAATAGTGGGGATACTCCTGTTTTCTTTTGGTTTAATGTACTTTTCTTGGCTTTGGTTCCGTAGATGTACTGACATACCTCTGTAGTGGGTATTTCCGGAATTTGAAGTAATGCTTGTGCTTTTTTTCTAAAGATGTCCTGCGATCTTTGCCTTCTTGGTTTCTTCTTATCTCTCATTTTGTTTAGTTAATAATGATACAATTGTAAGTTGACAGACATAGGATTTCTTATGACCCTATCATCTTTATTTTGTTTACAATCGTATTTCTTAGTTCCGACTACATCGATGTAGTCGGATTTGTACGCTAGTTAAATGATAACTAGGCTGTTAAGGTATTGTTTTTAATCTTAACTTGCAAAATATTACCTAAAGTAATTTGCAAATCTCTTGAACAGTTGTCGTCCTGTATTAATTTATGCAACAAGTTAGTGTCGATTGGGCTTAATAAACTGTCAAACTTTTCTTCAACCCTAATGTGTATAGATCTAAGGAGCAGTTCGTATTTATCTTTTAAGTCCATTGATTCAGATTGTAATTCTATATAGTCCACAATTATATCGCTAGGGTCTATAATAGGATCTTCCTGAAATTCTACACTAGATATTACCTTCATCACTGATTTGTAATTTCTTCTAAATTCCTTGTCTGTTTCAAACAGGGCATCAAAATTTCTTAGTCCATGCAATACTGTTGCATGATTATTGTTGAAATATTTTGCTATCCTTATGTAGGTAAGGTTTAAAAGGTCTCTACATATCTTGTAACAAATTCTTCGGGCATCAACATTTTCTCTTGCTCTGTCCTTGGACATAGGATGTGCTTTCGTTACGACTGCTACTGCATCACATATGATCTCTATATCGTTGTCTACTGTCTTCATAATATTTCTTTTTGGGTTGGTTAATATGAACTTTCGTTCATCGTCTGACATGCTAAAATAAACTTTTATTATAGTTAATCAGTAAATTTCTTTGTTAAATTTTTACCATCGTTCACACCAAAGCAATCCCATAACATCTGTTTGCCTCTTAAACTATGGAACATGTTGTTTATAAATTGCTCATCTGTTCCCTCCGGAAACATTTCCTTTATGTATTTCTTTAACTCGTTATCTTCTTTATTGCTCATAGCCTTGTCTTTCTAAAAATTCGGAATTAAGTAATCTTTCTCTAATGTCGACCACGTCATTCATATATATTGTTGTTTCATCTACCAGGGCTTGAACCTCTAAAAGTTGTGCCGTTATCTCTTTTAAAT